AGTGACGTTACCGAGGACATCGGCGGTGATCTCTGAGGGCAGTACATATTGCTCGATGCCGGAAAGCAGGGCACCGTTACCGAGGAAGTACTCAGCGGACACATTACCGGTGGCGGTGACGTTACCTAGGACATCGGCGGTGATCTCTGAGGGCAGTACATATTGCTCGATGCCGGAAAGCAGAGCACCGTTACCGAGGAAGTACTCAGCGGACACATTCCCAGTGGCAGTCACGTTACCGAGAACATCGGCGGTGATTTCAGAGGGCAGCACATATTGCTCGATGCCGGAAAGCAGAGCACCGTTACCGAGGAAGTACTCGGCGGACACGTTACCGGTGGCAGTCACATTACCGAGGACATCCGCAGTGATCTCGGAGGGAAGCACATATTGCTCAATGCCGGTCAACAGAGCACCGTTACCGAGGAAGTACTCAGCGGACACATTTCCGGTGGCAGTGACGTTACCGAGGACATCGGCGGTAATCTCCGAGGGAAGCACATATTGCTCAATGCCGGTCAACAGGGCACCGTTACCTAGGAAATACTCGGCGGATACGTTTCCAGTGGCAGTGACGTTACCAAGGACATCCGCGGTGATCTCAGAGGGCAGGATATATTGCTCAATGCCGGAAAGCAGAGCACCGTTACCGAGGAAGTACTCGGCGGATACGTTCCCGGTGGCAGTGACGTTACCGAGGACATCGGCGGTAATCTCTGAGGGCAGCACATATTGTTCGATGCCGGACAACAGGGCGCCATTACCTAAGAAATACTCGGCGGATACATTTCCGGATGCAGTCACGTTACCAGTGATATCCACTGCCAAGGACGTGATATCTCCATTTCCTACTATGCTGGTGCCTCCGATGGTATTTACATCCACCCCAGAGAGTAACAGAACGTTTCCAGTGCGGCCAAATACACTCATAACCGGGAAGTTTGCCCCGGTGAATTCCAACCAGTTTGCATCTACACTAGCGGGCGTGTCCAGCAGTAGATATTCTTGATCGATATCAGTCTGTTTCACGATAGTACCAACCTGGGCAGGTAGAGCCAGACGAACCTCTACGTTCGCAACATTGCCCATGGGCTTCAATGTATAACCATCGAGAACCAAGTTGAACCCGTTACCAATGAAGTAATCAGCAGTCACGTTCCCGGTGGCGGTGACGTTACCAAGGACATCCGCTGCGATTTGAGATGGCAGAACGTATTGTTCGATGCCAGTCAACAACGCACCGTTACCTAGGAAATACTCAGCGGACACATTACCGGTGGCAGTGACGTTACCGAGGACATCAGCGGCGATTTCGGAGGGCAGAACGTATTGTTCAATACCGCTCAGTAGGGCACCATTACCAAGGAAATACTCTGCGGATACATTTCCAGTTGCGGTGACGTTACCGAGGACATCGGCGGTGATCTCAGAGGGAAGAACGTATTGCTCAATGCCGGAAAGCAGAGCGCCATTACCGAGGAAATATTCAGCGGACACGTTACCGGTTGCGGTGACGTTACCGAGGACATCGGCGGTGATCTCAGAGGGCAGCACATATTGCTCGATTCCCGTCAACAGAGCGCCATTACCGAGGAAATACTCAGCGGACACATTGCCCGTGGCAGTGACGTTACCGAGGACATCGGCGGTGATCTCAGAGGGCAGCACATATTGTTCGATTCCCGTAATGTACGCACCATTGCCGAAGAAGAACTCGTTAGAAGTGATGTTTCCGGACACCACCTGACCGGAGTTCACATTTCCTATGTATGCCTCCGCTGTGATTAGTTTTCCTGTGATAACGTTGCCGTCTACATTCACATTGTTTGAAACATCTACGTTTCCAGATACGAGAATATTGGTGATTTCTAAATTTCCAGAAATATCAGTCAATACACCGGTCAACAGAGCACCATTACCGAGGAAATACTCAGCGGACACGTTACCGGTTGCGGTGACGTTACCGAGGACATCGGCGGTGATCTCAGAGGGCAGCACATATTGCTCGATTCCCGTCAACAGAGCGCCATTACCGAGGAAATACTCGGCGGATACATTTCCAGTAGCCGTCACGTTACCGAGGACATCTGCAGTTATCTCGGATGGCAGCACGTATTGTTCGATGCCGGTCAACAGAGCACCATTACCGAGGAAATACTCAGCGGACACGTTTCCTGTGGCGGTGACGTTACCGAGGACATCTGCGGTGATTTCAGATGGCAACACGTATTGCTCAATGCCGGAAAGCAGAGCACCGTTACCGAGGAAATACTCCGCTGATACATTTCCGGTGGCAGTGACGTTACCGAGGACATCGGCGGTGATTTCAGATGGCAACACGTATTGCTCGATGCCGGAAAGCAGAGCACCGTTGCCGATGAAATACTCTGCTGATACATTTCCGGTGGCGGTGACATTGCCGAGGACATCGGCAGTGATTTCAGAGGGCAGCACATATTGTTCGATATCGGTCAGCAGTGCACCATTACCTAAGAAATACTCCGCGGACACGTTTCCTGTGGCGGTAACGTTACCAGTGATATCAACTGCCAAGGATGTGATGTCTCCATTTCCTACGATACTCGCACCACCTATCGTGTTCACATCTACGCCGGAGAGTAACAGAACGTTCCCGGTGCGGCCAAAAACGCTCATAACCGGGAAGTTTGCTCCGGTGAATTCCAACCAGTTTGCGTCTACGCTGGCAGGTGTATCGAGCAGCAGATATTCCTGGTCGATATCGGTTTGTTTCACGATCGTACCAACCTGTGCGGGTAACGCCAAACGAACTTCTACATTTGCAACATTGCCCATGGGCTTCAACGTATAACCATCGAGTATCAGGTTGTATCCGTTACCGATGAAGTAATCAGCAGTCACGTTTCCAGTGGCGGTGACGTTACCAAGGACATCCGCTGCGATTTGAGATGGCAGAACGTATTGTTCGATGCCGGTCAGCAAGGCGCCATTACCGAGGAAATACTCGGCAGCCACGTTTCCAGTCGCGGTGACGTTACCGAGGACATCCGCAGTGATCTCGGATGGCAACACATATTGCTCAATGCCGGACAACAGGGCACCATTACCAAGGAAATACTCTGCGGATACATTACCGGTGGCGGTGACGTTACCGAGGACATCTGCGGTGATTTCAGATGGCAACACGTATTGTTCAATACCGGTCAGCAACGCACCGTTACCGAGGAAATATTCCGCGGATACATTCCCGGTGACATTAACGTTTGCTGCGTTAACCGTGGTTACGTTTGCGTATACTCCGGATAGATTACCTATGATGTCAGTCGGCAGAGGCGTCTGGCCTACTCCTGTAATGACAGAAGTATTGCCTAACACGTATGCATTTCCATTTGACTGAATTATAACTGCTCCTTTAACTGTGACATTTCCTCTTACTTCGTTTGTAAATAACGTTGTTTTTAGAAACGTGGGGGGTAGTTGGGACATGGTGTTGTTCGCGATACTTTATCGGAATATTTTTTTCCCGTATCACGTATATTTTCGTTTGACCCGGGTGAACATATTGACACTCTAGGGTATTTAATGTTGTGTCACGTATGAAAGATATCGCAATCGCGCGAAGTTTATTTAATTCGAAAAGTCTGTGTAAAGAACTTCGAAAGAAATGTTTTTGAAAATAATTGGATATGATGACATGATATGACTAACTGGCATACGCTAATCCACCCATGCCGCTCATGATGCGCAATACGTTGTAGTTTTTGGCATAGATGTTGAGGGCGGTCAGGGAGGTGGCGGTGCTTGCGGTGATGGTCTCGCTCTGGTACAGGGCGTTGGCGAGTGCGGCGGGCTGCGCGGTGGCATCCACGGAGCAGGTCTTGTAGGTCAGGGACAGAGTGGCGTTATCAATGCGGGAGAAGTTGCAGGTGCCGGAGGGCTGGCGACCGGCGGGCTTCAGGGCGAAGGAGTACAGGTAGACGCCGGCGGGCACGTTGGTGCCGATGGTCTGGTAGGGCTGCACCTTGTTGAAGTAGGAGCCCTTGCGGGTGGAGAAACGGTCCTGGCCGTTCAGCTGCAGCTTGGCGGAGTCCAGCACGGCGAGGGCCTCGTTGAAGCTCTCGGTGTTGGCGGTGTCACCGTAGACAGGGTTGGAGTTGACGGTCAAGTTGGCCAGAGCGGTGTACTGGCCGTAGCTGGTGGCACCGGGGGCGTTGAAGTTCCACGCCAGGTACTTGGTGGGGTGGTTGAGATTCCGTATATACCCTCCCTTTCGGGATATTTTGCGACCACCGGCGCGAGGGACTAGACTATATCTTAAGCATTTTCGGGCTGTCTAGGCCGTCATTAAATACCCACTACTATTTAGTCGTTGAACCTTCCTCGTAGACTTGACATTGCGTCCTTAGAGGCTTGGCTGCGGATTGCCCATTGTTCATCCAGGAGCTTTTTACCGTACCTGAGATTGTTGCTCTCAGCCACCTCAACCTTTCGGTCAAGGTTTGGTACTCTAGACTATTTAAATCTTCTATCACAATGAAGCGATGAGCAGATATGAAGCAGTTGAAGAAGTCGTGAAGATAGATACTATTTGATTTACTAAGATTGTCTTGGGCATATAATGGTTGAAAATTAGACCAATTAAAGCATACTCGTTGGTCGGCTTCGTTCGTCAAGTCAAACTTGGATACCGGAAGGATATGGTCAAGGTGCCAATCGACACCATAGTTGTCCCACGACATCCCGTCCGCGAACTGAAACTCTATCCAACTCAAGAATGTATCACACGGCATACCGAGAACATTGAATGTCTTCTTGCCTTTTGTCGATACGAAGGAATGAAATCTCGTCCGTAGGTTTCGTGTCATCTTAAAGTTGATGTCATTTATCCTGCGTTGAGATATCCGTTCGTTATATCTTGATTTGTATGCTATTCTATAGGCCTTAATTCGTTCCTCATTAATTACTCTCTTTTCTTTGAGAGTATCCCAATTGCTCCGATAATATAGCGTGTTCCGTGCCTTTACCTTCTCAGGGTTGGCATCTTTGTATTTCTTATCCCACGCTTTTTTCTTATCGGGTTTCGTTGTATGATAAGCGATTTTATATGCTTTGTCACACAACTTACATCTGGCGAGAAATCCATCCCAACTCGCTTTCCTCTTAGTAAATTCATTAGTATCTTTTATTTCTTCACAACTACAACATTGCTTTGTAGTCATTTTTCTGGCTTTAGGGGGTTCCCGCAATTTAATAGTGTTGCGCGTTGATATTCGTATCACCTGGGACAAATGACACGATATATACCGACACACTAGCAAAAAACTTGTACCATAGCAGGTACCTGGAAGTCCAAACGGCTTTCCCACGCACAGGGTCCAGATGTGCGTGGCGTAATGCTTTTGCGCCCAATTGTGTCTAGGCGGATGTTCTGGCTGGCCTGGCTGGTGGTGGAGGGGGTGGCGGTCTCAGTGCCGGAGAACTGCAGCTGCTCGATCAGGTACTCGTGGGGCAGCTGGGCGAAGCGGGTGCGCTCCTGGGTGTCCAGGAAGATGTAGTCAACCCACACGGACATCTGGGGGGCGGTGATGGTGCCGGGGGCGGTGCCGAAGGTGTTCACGTTCAGACCGTTGACCTGGGAAGCCAGGGTGAAGTAGAGCTTGACCTCGTGGTACTGGAGGGCAATCAGGGGGAGGGCCAGGCCAGGGGTCTGGTTGAAGAAGAAGATCAGGGGGACGTAGAAACGCTTGACGACGGGGGAGGCAGAGTTCAGGGAGTTCTCGCCGTCCACGAAGTCAGTCATACGACGGTAGTTGATACGGTCGTCGTTCATGCGGAACAGGGAGTCGTAAGTGCGGAACCAGTCGTTGTAGTGCTTGTCAATGCGCTGGCCACCGATCTCGAGCTCCACATCCTGCAGCAGCTGCTCGGCGGGGTAGAAGGTGCTGTTGGCACCGGTGACGTTCTTGTACAGCACGAACTCAACCACGATGTCAGTGATCAGATCACCGTTACGGGAGATCTGGGTGGACACCTTATTACCGAATCCAACACTGCCGTTGATGGTCTGCTGGATAGACTCAATGGC